ATTTAATGGTTCTCATCGAGCGCCATTGGACATCTACTACACGAACTTTTAAATTTGTACCACCGGTATGAGAATAAGCATTATAAATTGAATTCTGATCATCGTACCAACTTGGACTTTGATTTTCTAAATCAACGATTTCCTCAATCTGGTCCTTAGTTAAATCAAGTTGGTGATCATCAAGTATTTCGTTAACGCTATACCATTTATCAACACCAGCATATTTTCCTTCCTTAATGTTTTCTTTATCTGAATCAGGGTCATAAAGCATTGACCTCGAATCTACTCGTTCTACATAAGGGTCTCCATTCTTTAACTTAATTCGATAAAACTCTTTACCAGTAATAGATAAATCATAGAATCCTCTTTTAAAGATGGAATCCATTTTCCATTTCTGGTTGCAATAAGTAAGACCGGTATAAACCATTTCCTCTACATGGTCACGGAATTTCATTTTACCATAAGCTTCTACATCTGCAGGAACTTCTTGGCCAACATTCTCATCTGGAATAGCCATTCCAATAGCTTGCTCAATTTCTCTACGTATAGGACGTAAAATAACTTCAGTAGCTATCTGAATACGCTTTTCATTTTTTCTACGAATAGCGTTTCTATTAACAACATTAACAGAAAACTCAAGTGGTTGGACGATTAATTCCCCAGCAAGTAAATCAAGCTTTGGAAGAATCATTGGATAATTAACTAATCTTGCAGGAGCTGTAATCCCATACATATCAGTAACATACTCAAATTGCTTATGATCAAAATCACCATTAACTAACAAGTAGTTTTCATGGTCCTTCTTTCGCGAATTAATATATGTAGTGTGTTCTGTATGATAGCTAATAATAGCGTCAACGGTATTCAAGTGAAACTCTTCATCTTTATCCGCTTCTGGAATATTCTGTCTTGGAAACTCCATATATCTTAAAAGTTAATAATCATCATCGTCTAAATCGTAATCAAAAGTAGGTTTTCTTCCTGACTTCTGCAACTGACCATCAGTACCCCTATGAACAGAAACAATTCCACCATCTGCCGTTTTCTTAAAGTGTGGGATATGCATTTTGTCATCCTGATCTTCTTCATTGGAATCAATAATCTTTCGCTCTACATCCATATTATGCATAAGAGCCATACCGAAAGCCATTACTCTATCTGTATTCTTCTTGCCATATACGGCCAACTCATTTAAAAGTTTTAAGAATAATAAATCTTCCCAATGATTTTTGATGTAATCATCAAGTAAATCGGTAACAATTCTTTTTTGATGTCCCTTCATGTGAACACCGTACCTATTAGTAGCAGTACTGTAAGGAGCATCAGCAGAACGAGGACGTTCTTTTAAATATCTCGTCATTTTATTTCTGACGAAGTACTTTAAAAATCCATCATCATTATACTCAACCAGTATTTGAGAATCATAGAAGATTGCAAGTTTTAAACAATTTTCATAAAACTCTTCTTTCGTATAAGGTCTATCAGTATAAAATGCCACAGGCAATTCACCAACAGTATTGATATCAACAAATCTACGATACACACACATCGAACCTTCAGAACGTTTGGCGGCATTTTTAGATTTACCTTTTTTCATTTCCTCTAAATCCTCATCTACGTGATATGGATCGACAGCTGATACATGTGCATTTTTTAAATTAGGAATAGGTTCCTCAATCATTTCAAATGGAAATAATTCCCTTCCCGGATTATCTTCATCTAAAGAACCATCATCATCTACCCAAACTGGTTTGGATCCAAATATTTGTTTACCCTTTGCATCCTTACCCCATTCTAATCGACCTTTACGAACTACATCAAAGTTCTTATTGGTCATGATATTCCCAATCTGCTGATTTATTTTCGCCAAATCAAATGGAGTAGAACCTGATTTGAAAAAGGCATGCTCTACTTTTAATGGATTCTCCTGTAAGTAAGAATAATAGGTTTGGATATCTCCAGACTCTTTTCTTCTTTCAGCTTCTTTATTGATATACAACTCGGCACCAGCTACATCGGATTTACCAGTACTCATATCAAAGAAGCTACCAAATACTTTGGAAGACTTAATGAATACAGGCTTTAGGTTATATCGTTCAGCATTGTAATACATTTCCATGTAATCGTCTGACTCGATTTCCATATTGTTAGAAGTACCACCAATTATTGGAGTTCCGAAAAATTGATCACCCTCTTTAAAACAATCTTCAGAAGATTCGAATGAACGCTTTAGTTTTAAGAACTCACCAGCTTCCTCGAACACCATGTAGTTCATAGATGTACCCCTGAAAGCATTTGGCTTTTCCATTACCCTAAAATGAACCATTGCCTTAGTTCCTTTCTCTATCCAGATACCATCTTCCTTTTCCTTATATCCAGACATAAACAATTCCTCATTGTTATGAAGGATTTTATTCCGGAGTTGAGGTGGAAGCTCATTATAGGAAAGCAGCATCTTCTTTCGGAAATCCTGAACGTAATCTTCTTTCTGAGCACCAAGTCCATTTTCCGAGTGTGCGAAACAGGTCCACTCATGAAGTAAAATATTGGCATTCATAAAGGAGAAACCCTTACGCCTTGCCTTTAGAACAATAATACCATGATGATTTTCCTTGGCATTAAATACTTCCATATAGTATTCATGATCTTGGTCACGATACAATGGAGGAATCATTGTTTTACGTTTTGCCCCTGGAGGAAGTCCGTGAATTTTTGAAAAGTTTAAATAGAAATAGTAGTTGCCTGGAATCCAAGTTCCACCAGTTGGCTTGTACCCATTTATTAATCTATCTTTTTGCTCTCTCCAAAATCGAGCATAATCCTCACCATCTCTTTGAAACTTTCGAAAATGCTTTATATTCTTATCGAAAAGAACTGGAGAATATTTTTCTGCAGATATCAATTAAGTGAGTCTTTGGTCTTGTTCGAATATCGAGAAATCCTCAGAACCTGTTCCCTTAACTTTTAATCCTGATTCTTGATTTTTTAAGATAAGTGCTTTAAGCTTTTCTCGGGCCTCGGCTGCTGCATGCATTTTTATTTGCATATCGTTGAGGTCTTTTAAATTATCTTTTGTAGGCTTTATATCCTTGAATACCTGAGTCATTAGAAACATCTGCTCACTCATAGCATTATACTGGTCAATAAGTGGATCGAACTGAAGCATTTTATATTCAGCACGTGCATCCTGAACAACAGGCTTTGAGGTCAAAGTTGTTTTTGTCTTATTGAAATAAAGTTCATTTAATTTTCGCTCACGTTCACTTTCAGGCAATCGCCTAAACGGAGACTTATAATCATCCATGGAAACAATCCATCGGACCATCTTACTTCCCATATGCTTATTCTTATACACCTTCATCAATGCAGGCATTAGCCCGATTGAATCATCTTGTATTAGCACATTTCCTTCTTTATCTATCTCAATGAGTTCATTAAACATTAATGTCGGTATTTACTCTTAGTCCCCTTTTTATGAGGCGTCATTTTACTTTTCTTTGGCTTGACCTTCTTCTTGTTATTTTCTTCAGCTGCTCTTGCGAATGCAGTCCTTTGATTGATGTTACCCATCTCTTTAATTTTTCACTAAATTAATTAGCTTTTATGATTTCACCAAAATAGGCATGATTAAAATAATACTCGAAATGCTTATCAGAGGTTGCAATAATTTTATTTTTTACCAAATCATTAATGCCATTGAAATAAGATTTATTCGATTTTAAATCGCATTGGAACATAGCATCTTCCTGATCAATAAAAATACGTGATTCATCTTTCGGACAATTCTCCGACATCATATAGTTCAGCATCTTAACCCCAGTTTTAGATAGTTCAGAAATAGTTTTCATCACTTCTGCGCTAATCTCTCTTTGTTGAACCTTAAAAGGGTTTCCCCATTTATTTAATCTCTTTCTACTCACTGGCAGTCATATCCTTTATGAACTCATCTTTATTTTCAGCAATACTTGAAAATATACTTTCCATGATGTACGCCTGAGCCTCATGATTATTACTATCAACAATAATTCCTAAATAATCACATATGTAATAGGATAGATGTAAAGACTCATGAGCAATAATAGAATTTAATTTTTTATGATCAGTTTTTTTATCGATAACTAATATCATATTAAAAACCTTTCCAGAATTAGGATGTGAAATGCTCATACCATATCCAACAGTATTCTTATCGATATTTAATTCTAACCCTTTGAATTCTTTTTCTATAGCATCTCTTGCGTGTAAAGGACAATCAGTAATATACAGGTTGACTTTAATATCGTAAAGCGGAACATTTATCTTGGTTTTATCTAAAATCATATCTGCAATAATAGAAAAATAATGTAATAAAAGTACATTAAAACAATTAATTTTTTAATTTAGCCACATGGCAAAAGAAAGGAAATACCCTATCGCGTATAGGCCAAGGACGTGTTTAGTAAATGTCACCGTTAAATATTGGCCAAAATCAGTTGACAGCAATCTCCGATCTGGAGAAAAGAAATTAGTTGACCACGCTATGAAGGAAGTGGTTACTATCAAATGTGAAAAAATCCGAATCACTCTGGATTATAATGATGAACCACCTACAGAGAAGTTAATGAAAACGGCTATCACTCGCATTTGGGAAAAGCATAGGATTAAAGCAGATATCGATACACACGAAGTTGTATTCCGAAATATAGACGTAATTAGCTCAAGCAGAGTGACTTACGACTTCGATGAATTTATACACTAATAACAAATCAATGAGTAAAGAAGAATTAAAACCGAATAATAACTTAGGTCCGAACGCACCTATATTTCCAAACATATTAGTTCATAGAGATAAGAACACTTTATCAATGGAAACTTATCTTAGAAAAGAACATGAGGGAAAATACTATCTATGGTATTTCCAGAGAAACGCGTATGTCCCTGAAGGGGTAACAGATTATTCAGCTGCTATAAGTTCAGTAACCAGAGATATTTATTTAGCCATGATG